GACGCAAGTACTCTGACGTTTCCTCATGGGTTGATGCTTCGACACGACGCTGGAAGGATGCCGATTACCGCAAGAAGGTATCAGACGGACTGAAGGCGGCATGGACGGATGAGAAGCGTTCCAAGCGTTCTGAGTTCATCAAGGATGTTTGGGATAAACGCAAGGCGGCTGGTTACTCGATGTCTGAAGAGACAAAGAAGAAACTTGCAGCCTATGAGAGAACGCCAGAATCACGAGCAAAAATGAGCGCGGCTGCCAAGGCTCGCAAGCGCACATTGCGTGATGATGAGACAAAGCAGAAAATTGCAGGCAAGACTGCAAGCTCGTGGCAAAACCCTGAAGTCAGGGCCAAGCGATTAGCTGCCATGCAACTGGCCCGTGAAAAACGCAAACAGGAGAAGGCACCATGCCACTGACAAAAGGTTACTCAAGCAAGTCCATCGGCAAGAACATCTCCAAGGAGATGAAGTCCGGCATGCCTCAAAAGCAGGCCGTGGCCGTTGCACTCAACGTCGCTCGCAAGGCGGCTAAAGCTGCTGGCAAGCCTGGCAAGGCTCCGAAAGCAGCTCCAAAGAAGGCCAAAAAATGAAGGCCGGTTTGTACGCCAACATTCACGCCAAGCGTGAGCGCATCGAAAAGCAAAAAGCTGCAGGCAAGACGCCTGAGCGCATGCGCAAGCCTGGCACCAAGGGCGCACCGAACGCAGCAGCATTCAAAGCCGCTGCGAAAACAGCAAAGCCCATGAAAAGGAAGGCCAAGTGATGCAAGACAACATCCTCATGCCCAAGTACCGCAAGAACAAAAAGCCCGTGAAGGTTCGCAAGCCATCACGGCCAATCGACGGCATCAATCACCGTCTGTTGCGCGAGCAGGCAGCCGCAGCTGCAGCCGCACCTCAAGCGCCCGAAGTCGTGGAGACCTCAGTGCCCGACGACAGCGAAGCTCCGACTCGCATCGAGCTGGTCGAGAAGGCCAAAGAACTCGGCCTGACCTTCACCAAGCGCACCAGCGATGAGAAGCTGCTGGCCATGATCACAGAAGCACTCAACAAGCAGGAGGCCTGACATGGGTTACAGCAAGCGCCAATTCGTCGCGGCAGCATTTGAAGAGATCGGCCTTGCGTCCTATGTCTTTGACCTGCAGCCAGAACAGCTCCAGTCCGCCATGCGTCGCATCGATGCCATGATGGCCGACTGGAACGGCAAGGGCATCCGTCTTGGCTACCCACTGCCAAACAGCCCACAAGACAGCGATCTGGACGAGCCGACATTGGTTCCAGACTGGGCGAATGAAGCCATCATCACCAATGGTGCTGTTCGGCTTGCCCCAGGTTACGGCAAGGTGGTGATGCCTGAAACCAAGGCAGTGGCCAAGGACAGCTACAACACCCTGCTGCAACGTGCCACCATGCCGCCAGAGCAACAGCTCCCGGCCACCATGCCTGCTGGCGCTGGCAACAAGCCATGGCGCGTCTACGACAACCCGTTCATCCGTCCGCCTGTCGATCCTGTCGATGCTGGCCCAGACGGCCCACTCCAGTTCAACTAAGGATTCACCATGGCTTACATCAACCAACTGCCGCTTCTCGCTGTTGCATCTCCAGGCGACCAGATTCCCGTCTACACCCCGAACAACGGCGACGCCCGTCGTCTGCCCATCGGTGCGCTGCTGCAGTTCTTCCAGCAGAACTTTGCCAGCCCAACGCTGGCCACCAGCATTTTCACGCCAGGCACCGGCTTTAACGTGGCCGTGCCGACACCCGTGGCGCAGCAGCAGTGGATGCTGATTCAGCCTGCCGGGACTTTGTCCGCTGGCACTGTGACCCTGCCTTTGAACACCCAGACGCCTGATGGCACCGAAGTGCTCATCACCACCACGCAGCAGATCACCGCCTTCACGTTGGCCCTGAACGGTGCAAGCGCTGCCTATGGCGACCCAACCACGCTGGCCGCTGAGGACTTCTTCCGCATGCGCTTTGTGCAGGCCACAAACAGCTGGTATCGCATCGCATAACCATGGCCACCAAGAAAGACCCACGACTGGAGCGCGTTGGCGTTGAAGGCTTCAACAAGCCCAAGCGCACGCCATCGCATCCAACCAAGTCACACGTCGTGGTGGCCAAGGCTGGCGACCAGATCAAGACGATCCGTTTTGGTCAGCAAGGCGTGTCTGGGTCTCCAAAGCGCGAAGGCGAGAGCAAGGCCGACAAAACCCGGCGTGAATCTTTCAAAGCTCGACACGCGGAGAACATCGCCAAAGGCAAAATGAGCGCGGCATACTGGGCCGACCGCGTGAAGTGGAAATAAGCCATGCAAATTCAAATCCTTAACGGCATCTACACCGACAACGGCCCTGACCTGCGCACGAGCTACCCGGTGAACATGGTGCCTGTGCCAAAGCAATCCGGCATCAGTGCCGGTTTCCTGCGTCCTGGCGACGGCATTGTGGCCAACGGAACAGGCCCAGGCATTGACCGTGGCGGCATCAACTGGAACGGCGTCTGCTACCGCGTCATGGGCACCAAGCTGGTGACCGTTGCCAGCAATGGCGCTGTGACTGTGCTCGGTGACGTTGGCGGCCCTGTGAACACGCTGGTGACGTTTGACTACAGCTTCGACCGCTTGGCCATTGCATCCGGTGGTCGCTTGTACTACTGGTCGCCATCGCTTGGTCTGATTCAAGTAACTGATCCAGACCTTGGCGTCGTACTCGATGTTGTTTGGGTTGATGGCTACTTCATGACCACTGACGGCACGAGCCTGATCGTCACCGAACTGGCCGACCCGCTGGCCGTCAACCCTCTGAAGTACGGCAGCTCCGAAGTTGACCCAGACCCTGTGGTGGCGTTGCTCAAGCTGCGCAACGAGATCTATGCGCTCAACCGCAACACCATCGAGGTGTTCGACAACGTCGGCGGCGACTTCTTCCCATTCCAGCGTGTCGATGGTGCTCAAATTCAAAAGGGCGTGATCGGCACATTTGGCTGCTGCGTGTTCATCGAGACAGTCGCCTTCTTGGGAAGTGGCCGCAACGAAGCCCCAGGCATCTACCTTGGCGCAAACGCGAGTGCCACAAAAATCAGCACACAGGAAATCGATGAACTGTTGCAGACCTATACCGAGGAACAACTTGCTTTGGTAAAGATGGAGGCACGCAACGACAAGGCGCACGAGCACCTGTATGTGCACCTGCCAGACAAAACGTTGGTCTATGACGCGGCGGCATCGCAGGAAATGCAAACGCAGGTTTGGTTCATTCTGACAACTTCGACCGTCGGATTCAGCCAGTACCGTGCGCGAAACCTGGTCTGGGCCTACGACAAGTGGCTGGTTGGTGACCCGCAGTCCAGCGCCATCGGCTACTTGGTGGACAACATCGGAACCCATTGGGGCCAGATCGTCCGCTGGGAGTTCGGCACCATCATCGTCTACAACGAAGGCAACGGCGCGATATTCAACAAGCTGGAGCTGGTCAGCCTTACCGGCCGCGTGGCCTTGGGCATTGACCCGATCATCACGACGAGCTACTCGGTGGACGGCATGGCTTGGAGCCAAGACCGACCTTTGCGCGTTGGAACGACTGGCAACACCACGAAGCGCCTGGCATGGTTTCAGCAGGGCCACATGCGCAACTGGCGAATCCAGCGCTTCCGTGGCGACAGCCAGGCGCACCTGTCCTTTGCCCGTCTTGAGGCGCAACTTGAGCCGCTGGCCTACTGACCATGGCAACGCAAAAGCTCAACCTTACCCGAGACCAGCTTGCATCCTTTCTCAAGAACTTTGAGCAGGTCAAGCAGTTTGAACGGCTGTTTCAGATTGCCGACGAGGTTGCCCCTGCGAGCGACACGACCGGCATCAGCATCCAGGCAGGAACGGCGCAAGCTGCAGCGAACGATGCTCTGGCGCAGCTGCAGCGCATTGGCGACCTGCTGGCCCTGATCGCAAGTGCACCGGCCACTGAGAACAACAATTCGGTGGCAACGGATTACATTGACCTCAGTGAATCACCAGCGCCAGTCGACAAAACCCGTCGCCTATCGTGGAACACCACCGACCAGACTGTCAACCTTGGCATGGACTACGGCGTCACGCAGCAGATCGGACAAGAGACCTACGCTCGTGTCGGCAACACCACAGGCGTGACAATTCCCAACGGAACGGTCGTCGGCTTTGCTGGCGCAACATCCAACGCACTGCTGGTCGCACCATACCTTGCAGACGGTTCGCAGCCGAGCCTCTACATCTTGGGCATCATGACCCACGACCTGCCCGACAGCGGAGAAAAAGGGTACTGCACCACTTGGGGTTTTGTGCGTGATATGGATACCAGCGCTTTTTCGCCTGGTGACTTGCTCTATGCCAGTCCAACGGTCGCAGGCGCATTGACCAACACCAAGCCAACGGCACCTGACAACGTCATTCCATTGGCTGCGTGCATCACATCGGATGCAGCAACAGGCATCGTCTTTGTTCGCCCAACCATCCAGCAGATGCAGTATTACGGCGTGTTCACCAAGACCACAGACCAGACGCCTGCCGTCATCAACACCGAATACTTGCTCACATTCGACAACACGCAGATCAGCAACGGCGTGACGATTGGCGGAACCACCAGCCAAATCATCGTTCCGGAGTCAGGCCTCTACCAGTTCGATGCCACCGTGCAGCTAACAAGCGGCAGCTCGTCGGCCAAGAACATTTGGGTCTGGTGGAAGAAGAACGGCACAGCAATTGCCAACAGTGCACGCCTTGTCACCTCAGACGTGAACAACGGTTACATTCCGATTGCGCTCAACGAGACAGTTTCTCTTTCCGCCAACGAATACGTCGAGCTGGCATTTGCGGCCGACAGCACCAACGTCACAGTTGACAGCGTGGCCGCCACAGCATTCGCGCCAGCCGCACCAGCGGTGGTGCTTTCCGTCACTCAAGTTCAACAATAAGGAGCACACATGGGCGTCCTAGTCAAAGTCCTGATTCCGTCAAAACAGGCGGAAAACGCGCAGACAACGCAGTACACCGCTGTGAACTGCAAAACGGTGATTGATAAGTTCACCGCAACAAACACCAGCGCAGGCAACGTAACCATCAGCGTCAACCTGATCACCAGTGGTGGCTCTGCTGGCGTTTCAAACCTCGTTGTTGATGCTCGCGCAATCGCGCCAGGAGAGACTTACACTTTCCCGGAATTGGTTGGCCAATCGCTGGAGCCTGATGGCTTCATTTCCACCATCGCCAGCGCAGCAACTTCGCTGACCATTCGCGCCTCTGGCCGCGAGATCACCTCATAAGGAGCACACCATGGAAATGCCAAAGATCATGATGGCCGGATTCACCGGCCTGCCAGATTCAATGCCGTTCATCACCACGGCCGAGAACAAAAAGAACACCCAGACCGTCATCGACGACTGGATGCTTGGCCCTGAAAACCCAAGCAACGAGCCAACGGCCAACAAGGTCTACTGGGTTGCTCTTGGAAAAGCTATGCAGGTGGACGAGAAAGAGGCCCGGCGTCGTCGCTGCTCGAACTGCGAGTATTACGACAACAGCACATACAAACAGGCGCTGATGGAGCGCATCCCTCGCAACGATTGGGACATCGATGCTGGCTTCCGTGGCTACTGCCGCAAGTTTGATTTCATCTGTCACGACCTTCGTTCTTGCCAAGCCTGGGAAGAGCGCGACTTTGAGATGGATTGACAGGCCATGCAAATGTGGGACAATACCGGCACTGAGCTGTCCGAGCTGCCAGTGGCTCACCCTTCACAGGAGTGCCCCATGAGCAATGCTGCGGTTCAGGAAATTGAGAAGCAAGTGCCAGCAGAGCACCTGCCGATCTATCGCCTGGAGGCCGAACTGCTCAAGTTTCCCCAGGTTGAGATGCCAGTCGATCACGACTTCTGCAATGGCCTCTACGCTCGCACCATGCACATCCCGGCTGGCACAGTCCTCACCGGCGCAGTGCACAAGGACGAGTCCTTCTTCGTTGTTCGCAAAGGCCACCTGATCGTCACCACTGACGACGGATCGGCAAAGATCGGCCCCGGCTTCATGAGCGTCACAAAGCCCCACACCAAGCGTGCTGGCGTTGCGCTGACTGACGTCGAGGTGACCACGTTCCACGCGAACCCAACAAACGAGACTGACCCGAAGACCATCTGGGACATGTACACCGTCCCGGCACCGGTTTTGGCTTTGGAGGCCGTCCAACACCCGCACCTGGAGGGCGCAAAATGACTTTTGGATTATCTGGAGCCGCACTGGCTGGCGTTGCCGTTGGCGGCGCGACGCTGGTTTCTGGTTACATGCAAGGCGAGGCGGCCAAAGATGCGGCCTCAACACAGGCTGGCGCATCACAAGCTGGCATCGAGGAGCAGCGTCGCCAGTTCGACGTTGTGCAAAAGCTGCTGGAGCCGTATGTCACCGGAGGCACTGAAGCGTTCAAGCAGCAGCAAGCCCTGGTCGGCGTACAAGGGTCAGAAGCTCAACGTGCGGCCATTTCTGCCATCGAGCAAGGCCCGGCTTTTCAGGCTTTGACCGAGCAAGGCGAAAACGCCCTGTTGCAACGCGCATCTGCCACTGGCGGCTTGCGTGGTGGCAACGTGCAGGCTGCGCTCGCTCAGTTCCGGCCTCAGATTCTCAGCCAACTGATCGAGCAGCAATATGGCCAGCTTGGCGGTTTGGCTAAGTTCGGCCAAGCATCCGCAGCAGGAACAGGCGCTGCTGCACAAGAAACAGGCAGCAACATTGCGTCACTTCTTGCAGCACAAGGCGCGGCAACGGCTGGCGGCCAGATGGCTGCAGGTAAGGCCTTTGCGTCGATCCCGTCTGCCATCTCTGGCGGCCTTGGCATCTTCTCTGGCCTTGGAGGTAAATTCTGATGGCACTTCAACTACCAATGGCCCCAATCAATTACGGCATTGACGTGCCTGACCCGTCGCAGACATTCCTGCAGGCTTTCAAGACTGGCACAGCCATCACCGAAACTCGCATGGCACAGGAGCAGGCACAGCGCCAGGCCGAGCAGCAAAAGACCGTCATGCAAGCCTTTGAGCGTCTGCGCCAGCCCGGCGCAACAGCCAAGGACTATGCCGATTTGGCCATGATGCTGCCCGAGACGCAGGCCAAGGCCGTGCGCGAGAGCTTCAGCCTGATCAATGCCGACCAGCAGCAAAACGCCCTGCAGCGATCTGGACAGGTTTTCTCGGCCTTCAAGTCTGGCAAACCCGACATCGCTGTGAACCTGCTCGACCAGCAGATCACTGCGCGACGCAACGGCGGCGACGAGGAAGGCGCGAAGTTCTTGGAGACATGGCGCGACGTGGCCAAGGAAAACCCAAAGGCAGCCGAGGATTACTTTGGCTTCACCATCTCGCAGATGCCTGGTGGTGACAAGGTTATCGAGTCCGCTGTCAAGCTGGAAGAAGACCGTCGCAAGGAGCAGCTCCAGCCGTTCACGCTACGCAAAGCAACATCCGAAGCCATCATCAAAGAGGCTGAGGCAAAGTTTGCGCCAGAAAAGTTTGGTCTGGAAATCAACCTTACGCAATCCCAGATCGATCAAGCAAAGGCGGCCCGTCGTGCTTCTGATGCTGCGGCCGCAAAGTCTGGCGCAGATGCAAAACGCGCCCAGGCAGAGGCAGACCAGATCAGCGCAGGCATCATTCCTGCCGACAAGCGACCAGAAACAGAGACAAAGTTCCGCAACGAGTACAACAACCAGACTAAGCCTTACCAAGAGGTGAAGTCGGCTTATGGCCGCGTGCTTTCTTCTGAAGACACCGCAGTTGGTGACTTGTCGCTGATCTTTGGCTACATGAAGATGCTCGACCCAGGCTCTGTGGTGCGCGAGGGCGAATTTGCCACAGCGCAAAACGCAGCTGGTGTTCCAGAGCGAATCATGAACGTCTACAACAAGGTGGCCAGTGGTGAACGTCTGAACAAATCACAGCGTGAAGCGTTCAAAGGTCAGGCTAAAGGCCTGTACAACAGCGCACTTGAAGGTGAGAAAACAGTCCGCACCGGTTTGGAGCGCATTGCAAAGGGTTATGGCTTGAAGACGGAAAACATCTTCTACTCGCCAACCGAAACCGTACCGACTGCGCCTGGCGCGACTGCTCCTGCCGCACCTGGTACACCTACGCCAGCACCCGTCCAAGTGAGCGTCACGGCTCCCAATGGTCAGGTGATCACATTCCCGAACCAGCAGGCGGCTGACGCCTTCAAGAAAGCAGCAGGGATTCGCTGATGGCAACCGATTACGCAGCACTCGCACGACAGTTCGGTGGCACGGCCACCAGTCCAGCTGCGCCTGCTCCGGCAGCGCCTGCACCCGCACCTGCCGCAGCTCCCGCCGTCGACTATGCGGCCATGGCCACGCAGTTCGGCGGCCAAGCTGAACCTCAGAAGATGGGGTTCTTTGAGTCCGTTGGCGAGATGGTCACCGGCGCACGACGTGCAACGCCTGAAACCCAGGCGCTTCCTGAGTGGACTGGCATGCCAGAGCTGAACCAGATGAGCGTGGCTTCTTTGAAATCCGCATTGGGCACCTTGGTTTCAAACCCACAGGAAACCGTGCAGATTTTGAAGGCCAACTTCCCAGGCATCGAGGCACGCCAAGACGCCAAGGGAAACTTCATCCTGAAATCGTCTGTTGACCAGAAAGAGTACGCCATCCC